CTAAACGACTTTTACTTAACGCCCAATCGATGTTGCCATCTGGACCACGATTAACACTAACAGCAGATTTATACCATTTTGGTTCAGGGCCGCGTTTAACACGAATAACTTTTCCTCCCGAGTTCCGAATGCTTTTAATCTCGTTCGGAAAACGGCAGTCACTGATTACAATGTCATCTTTACTATTGCGTAGTTTATTCTCTAATGAGGCAATCCAAATATCATCGTTAAAACCTTTACGACAAACTTCGGTGCCCCAATATTGTAGCACCCAACGCGGAGTAAGATTAGGCATGTTTAAACGTTCTGCCCACCAAGGATCTACTTGTTCTCTCCATTCGCGGGCTTGTTTTGTGCGGCCTTCTAGCATGGTACGGTCCCACCCAAAGACCATGCTGACAGAATCTTTTAAACTGTTAGCAAAACTTTCTCGTCTATAACCGTGAAAATTGGTAAGATAATCGGCAATAGTATCTTTGCCTGAACCAATAAACCCGCACACACCTATAATCATAGAGCCCCCTTGAGTAACTCTAGTATATAACAGTTTTATTACAAGGTCAAGATTTTTTTAACCAGTTATGAAATAATAGGCATTACTACCGTTTACTTCATTAGTTATTAGTTCTTTTTCTAAATTATCGATCATTTCTTTTGACTCAGCTAGGAGCGCCGTTCCGTTTAGAGTTATTGGACTTCCTGGACCTGCAATGGATCCAAATTTGCTACGAGCTTGCCCTAGCATTTGTTTACAAGTAGCCAGTGCATAGTCTTTTAACCATTGCTTACAGTAGATATCTTGAAGCAGTACCCAGTCTGGACGATAGTTATAGGTTCTACATAAAATTTGTTCGCCTTGTGCAAATGGGCGTTGTAAAATATTTAAAATATGTGTGGTTGGTTTCCATAAAAATTCAATATAGCTACCAAACATACGACCTACCAATTTTTGATAACCAGCGAACGCATCGTAAGTGGCTAGGCCGCCCATCATACTGCCTGACATCAAATAAGTATTTGTATAGGCTAAATTGAACGGTTCAAAAAGTGTGCCGCCCGCACCAATGCCAGTTCGACTTCCAATGGCACGCCTGAATACTTCTCGAACTGTAATTACTTCGTCAGGTAATCTATATTCATTTTGATCTTGTATAAGTTCTAAAAATAGATAGCTTTCTTCCACAGCATTGGGACTACGTTGACGATATTTTATTAAAGCTCTATCTAAAGCAGTTTCGTAGTGTACAGAATCTAATTCTACATCAATCATACCATCGCCTAGCATGGTACGGCAATAATCAAACACTTTGTTTCTTTCAGTTGTTGAATCTGATTGCGTCGTTGATGGTAAATCGTCCATATTTTAATCCTCTTACTATATTTAGCTAAGATAAATATGTTACTATGCCAAGACTTTCTTTATACCGTCCCGAAAAGGGTTCTGACTATAAGTTTATAGATCGCAACGCCAGTGAGATGTTTCAAGCTGGCGGTACTGATGTTTACTTACACAAATATTTAGGTACTAATAATACAGAAAATAATGCTACCGCTGATAAACCCGTTTATCCTAGCACTAGCGTGACTAATATTCAAGATTTATTATTTTTAGAAAATCGTGATAGGACTTACGATAAAGAAATTTATAGAATTCGTGGACTATACAATGTTCAAAATATAGATTTTAATCTAAGTCAATTTGGTCTTTTTATAGATAACGATACACTTTACATGACTGTACACATTAATGATTTTATTAAGTATGTTGGTCGTAAACCTATTAGTGGTGATGTTATAGAACTACCACATCTGCGAGATGAGTTTGCGTTGGGCGATTTTGATGTTGCTATGCCCAGATATTATGTTATTGAAGATGTTGGTCGTGCCAGCGAGGGATTCAGTGTCACTTGGTTCCCTCATCTTTACAGGTTAAAAATTAAAAAAATTGTTGATAGTCAACAATACAAAGATATTTTTGATCAACCTGCAAAAGATGCCAACGGTGATCCTACAAATAATACACTAAGAGATTTGCTCAGCATGTATAACACTGAGCTGTCTATTAATGATCAAGTTATAGCTCAAAGTGAAGCAGATGCTCCAGAAAGTGGATACCAAACTAGACAATATTATACTTTAGCAGCAGATCCCCTAACTGGTAAACCTGTGCTAAAAACAGCCGACGAAACAGACCTATTGGCAAGCGATAGCGGCACTTCAATCTTAGCAAGTGCACAAGATGGCGTTCCCCAAAGAAGTGGATACACAGGACATTTAATAGGGGATGGATTTCCAGTCAATGGTTACGATTTTGGGTTTGGAGTACAATTTCCAGCCAATCCTGCTACTGATGATTTTTTCTTAAGAACCGATTATTTTCCAAATAGATTATTTAGATTTGATGGTACACAAAGTGTGTGGATTGCTGTAGAAGATTCTGTGCGAATGACTATGACCCAAACTGATACAAGATCTACTCAAAAAACTGGATTTATTAATAACGATAACTATACATACAACGATGCGGTAGCTACTGATTATAAGACATTGGCCATTGGCGCTACTATCGTTGAAACAATAATTCCTTACACTACGACAGCACCTTATCTTGTGTTAAAGTTTCAGACAGCTCAACAGACTATCGAATATGTTGTTGCAGACTATCAGGGACTAATTACCAGCTATCAATATACTAGTCCAACTGGCATTCAAACTGCCTGCATTAAGATTAATTTGCCAGTAATTAATTCTGTTCAGCAAACAATTCCTTATGCTGGGCAATGGACTATTACACTATATAATGCTAGAGATGCACAACGACAAAGTTTAAGTAAGGCACTAAAACCAAGGGCAGATTTATAATGGAATTTTTCTACGATGGGCAAATTAGACGGTACATCACACAAGTAATTCGTGTGTTTAGTAATTTTGTGGTACAATATAGTGATGGCACACTGCGCCGAATACCTGTAATGTATGGGGATGCTGACCGACAAGTTGCTAGTATTATTAGAAGTAATACTGAAAATAAAGTTAATAGTGTGCCTAGAATCAGTGTGTATGTTACTGCATTAGCCTTAGATAAAGAAAGACTTTCTGATGCAACTTTTATCAGTAAAGTGAATATTCGCGAAAGAGATATATCTTCTGATGGTACAACCTATAATCAAAGTCAAGGACGAAACTACACCGTAGAAAGATTAATGCCCACACCATTTAAACTGACTTTAAAAGTAGATATTTGGGCTAGCAGTACAGAACAAAAATTACAAATACTAGAGCAGATATTGGTTTTATTTAATCCTAGTTTAGAGTTACAAACTAGTGATAACTACTTAGATTGGACCAGTTTAAGCGTGTTAAATCTTGATGATATTAGCTGGTCAAGCAAACAAGTGCCAGTTGGTAATGATACACCAATAGATATAGCGACGCTAACTTTAGATACTCCTATATGGATCAGTCCGCCAGTTAAAGTTAAAAGGCTTGGAGTTATTACAAAAATTATTACCAGTTTATGGGGAACATCAGCAACTTCAGGCAATTACATTGAAGGATTAGGGGACGATCCTATTGCTGGAACTGTGTCTTTTGGAGATCTAATTGATCAAATAGTTACTACAATCAGTGGATACAAGTTGGAAGTGTATGGTTCGCAAGTAATTGACCTTAATTCAGCAGAAAGCGTTTTGCCCAATGAACCTTCATTAAATCCTGCGCCTGTGAGACAAGGTACACCGATAAGCTGGTTAGAAATATTTGCTACAGCAGGAGGCAAATATGTTGCCGGTAGTAGCACAATATACCTATTACAACCTAACGGATCGTATGTGGTAGGAACTGTTGCTATAAACAGTTTAGACCCTACAATTCTACAAGTTAATTGGAATCCTGACACTCTGACAACAAATACTGGAATTGATAGTAATGGCGTTTTAGAAGGTGCAGTAAATTACAACGGAGCCGGTAGTTATAGACCTAACAGTCCTGGTACTTTTGATGCTATAATAAATCCACAAACTTACACCCCAACCCATTTAGTAGCAGGAACTAGATATCTAATCATAGAAGATATAGGAGCGCAAGGAGTTACTACTGAAGTATGGGGATCACTGGTAGCAACCGCTAATGACATCATTGAATGGACTGGTTCAGCATGGAAAATAATTTTTAATAGTAGTCAAGAAACAACCACTATGATATGGCAAACTAATATATACACTGGAGTTCAATATCTTTGGAATGGAGTTTCCTGGGTCAAGAGCTACGAAGGTGAATATCCAGCAAGTCAATGGAAAATAGTATTATAAAAGAATCAATAGTCTGTAGCGGTGCATTGTTTTATGCTAAAACAACTGGTCGATTTTTATTGTTACAGAAACGCCAAGGCAAACACGAAGGCACTTGGGGACTTGTAGGAGGTACCACTATAAGTGGTGAAACTCCCTGGGAAGGGTTGCAACGTGAGATACAGGAAGAAATCGGAAGTATTCCTGTTATAATTAAAACTATTCCTTTAGAAACATTTGTCAGTAATGACAATGTGTTTAATTTTCATACTTACTTGTGCGTAATTGAAAATGAATTTGTCCCTGTTTTAAGTAACGAGCATCAAGGTTGGGCTTGGGCCACTATTGATCGAGCTCCTAAGCCATTGCATCAAGGTTTACGAAATAGTTTTTCTAGCAAAATTATTCGTACTAAACTACAAACAGTATTTGATCTAGTTGATTTAATCTAAAAAAGCACTCCTAGGAGTGCTTTTTGTTTTTTACGCTTGAGCTTCGCCCCATCGTAGAACCAAGTTCTGATTAAGGGGTGTTCCTTGTGTAATATAAGCATTGATAAACAATACATCGCAACCATTAGGATAAGTACCTCTGCCACCAATTGGTGTGTTGGTCAATTCTTTAAATGGTGTCAAATCTAGAGAGTCTTTGTTAGCTGGTGAATTTACATATGAAAATACAGTTTCACCTGGTAAGGCATAAGTTCCTCTACTGAACTGAACAATTGAACTAGCAGAAACAGCAGTAACAATAGCAAAGTTAAAAGTAATGGTAAGACTATTAATTGCAGTAACTTTGGTTAACCCTTGACAAGCGTTGGTAGTTGCTGGAAAAAATACATCATCTCCTACTTTAATACCGGTTGTACTGACAACAGTCATACTTAGCGCACCCACACCTAATCCGCCAACATTGGTGATAGTGGTAAAATTATTTGCACTATTTGTAAACACCATTGAAGAGCCAGGAGCAACTTGACTGAAACTTGGTTGTCCACTTGGATTCACAGCTGAACTCAAACTGGCCCATTGAATATTTGATAGTGCAGGATAATTGCTAGGATTTAAAATTCCTTCAATAACAATGGCCGTGTTAGCATTACTTGTATTACCCGCACACGATTCAAGTGTTTGTAACAAGAAACTAGCGCGATTGATCAGTTCACGACCGCCTAAATCACCAGTTAATGCATTACTTACGCTAGGTGCTAATCGTACTGCAAAAGCGGTAGTTTTCTTAGTTGAAATATTTACATTAGGCTGACTGTAGTTGAAAATATATGAACGGTCAGTATCAAATCCACCGTCTTGTACAAAAGCTGCTCCCCAGTGGCTAACTACTGGGCTGGCAGTGCCGTTTATTTGTATTACACCGGTATTAGGAGTGTGAGTAGCTGCACTACCTGCTCCAAATGTTTTATATCCACCAACTGCCCATGGTACTATGCTTTGTCCTCTATTAGCTATGCTTGTTAACAAAAGAGCGTTCACAGTCATATAATAATTGGTATTAGATGCACCATAAGGATTGTAAGTGTAAGTGGTTAAACCAGTTACTGGAGCAGATAACCCTGCGTTAGAAGATAAAGTTATAGTATTAGTACCAATACTAGCAATATAATATGTCTGCCCTGAAACTATACCACCCATGCTTAAACCAAATGGATGTATAAAAACTATAGGTTGACCAGTAGCCATATTAGCTGTTGATCCTACAGTAATAGTATTACCTCCGCTGATGGCTGTTGCTATGGTGTTAATTTTAGCTGTGTATTGTATAATTTCATTGTCTATATATACTGTGGCAAAACCAGTACCAGCGTTGACTGTGCTAGGAGTTGGGAAGAATGAAGTGTCGTTAACTGGAATTACTAAATCAGTAGGAGATACCGAAACTGTTCCTACCGTCCATGTTCTTGCTGCTTCATTTTGTACTTCATAACGCACTGGTATATTACCGGTACGCATCCAACCTTCGTTGTTCAGATTGTTGTTTCTCAAACGATGTACTGTTACATATTTGCCTTCTGGGCCACGCATCATCCAGTCAATGAATCCAGCACCGTACCATGTCCATTGCAATCCAACCATCTGCATTTTCCAAGGATTCAGCAGATATCCGCTGGGGTTAAATGGGCCATTTGAGCCGTCCATGCGATCGGTATTCCATTTACTCTGTGGAACAATATAGTCTATAGTTTTGGTCATTTTGATACCATATAGATTACTGTAACCACGGAATTGAGGATTTACATACATCAATGTGTCAGATACTACCTGTGTAATTATATGGCTCATACCTCTAATTACAACACGATCTCCAACATATAATTGAGATGTAAATCTAGTGTTTATACCAATAATTTGCCCGCTGCCTACTACGGCATTGATAGTACCTGCCAATTGATAAGTGCTGGATCGTCTCACTATTGAAACATTCTGACCATCATACTGGAAAAATACTCCGTTTTGTTCGTCATATGTACCTGAACGCACTGTGGAACCATACCAGTTAGTCAAACTTAGAAAGCATGGATCGTTGATACTAGCATAAGTAGTGGCAGCGGTAGATGCTAGAGCAGATTGGGCTACTACTAACAAATTTCTTTCGTCTATGATACCAGCAACGGTATAGTTTCCATTAAACCCTGAAGAAATTACACCTGTTAACAACACTCCTGCGCCAACTTGACAACCATGATCTACATCATCGGTAACTATTTGAATAATCGAAGTTAATGTTGCAGTTGCACCCGATACAGCACTGGTCGATGTAAACACTGCAGCGGTGTTAGCAATAACATTAGCTAGTGTAGTGGCGATCGTAATTGAAGTAACATTGGTACCGCCTACTAGTACGTAATATGTTCCTGCAGCAAAATTGTTTGTAGTGGTAATTGATCCACTGACTATGATAGCTTGCCCAGTTACATAAGTTCCTTGAGTAATTGTAACAACTCCCGCACTAGTAACATTAGTTATGGCTAAACCAGTTACATAGTTTGTAGTACCTGTATAAGAAAATACAGTTCTCACATAGTAGTTTGGCGCCATTAACAAACCAGTGTTAAAGTTAATACCTTTACCTGATTGATATCGAATGTATTTTTTACTCATACGGATTGCCTGTGCACCGTGACTTGGTAGACCTGTTCCTAGTTGTACGCCGCCATCAAACGGTCTATGTGAATAAAAACTATCTGGTCTAGCATACAATATAGCGCTGATAGTGCCACTAATAATTCCAACTCCTCGCGCAGTGTAAGTGAATTGGTTAGCTGTTGTTACACCGTTCACTGTATTAGTAGAAATATTTTCTACAAAGAACGGTCCGGTAGCTAAAGTATGATTGTTAAATCCGCTTTCGCTAGACACATACATGTTAATTGTGTCTCCAGGAGTAAAACCGTGCGGACTGTAAGTGTTGACAGTGATTACGGGCTGAGTATTCACAGCAACACAGCTGGCACCACTTGTTGTACCTGTATTTGTATTAATTTGGTAAGTGCCTGCTTGATATGGTGTATAAAAACTGTAATTACCACTGCCACCACCTGAAGTAAATGCTTGGCTTACTGTTACCGTTGTTCCATTAATTCCAGTAACAAATGCACTAGCTGGCAAAGCAGATCCTGCAACTAATTGGCCTACAAGTATATTTGTAACACTGATTACAACAAATGTAAAAGAGTTAGCAACGCCGCCTGATACTAAGGTAGTAGTAGCGCTGGCACTGTTTGTTGCTGTAAGTTGGCTTTGAATAACAGTAGAACTAGGTACACCAGTACCGCTAATTCCTTGCCCAACGGCAAATGTTCCAGACACACTGGTAGCTGTGAGAGTAGTTCCACTTATAGTACCTGTGAAATTAACCACAGTAGACGGAGTACTGTAAGTTAAAGTCACCGGTGCCACAATTATAGCAGCTAAGTATCCAGTGGCTGAAGATAAAGTAGCATTAACTCCCACAACTGCTGACATGCTGCCAGTTGCGGTAGTCATAGTAAATACACTACCTCCTGGAGTTGTGCTGACTGTGGCATAGTTACTGTCAATGATTTGTACAATGTAGTAAGTTCCTGCGGACAAATTTCCAATCGTAGTACCAGTTACCACAACCGCTTCTCCTACTGTCATATTGACTGTGGTTCCAAAATTTACAGCATTTAGTGTAGCATTGGTTCCTGCAATAGTAGTTGTGTAGACTATGTTGTTGCTGATAGTTATCTGTGTTCCACTTATTATCTGGTTTACATAGTAAACTGTGTTTGCTGTTATCCCCCCAAAGAAAGCTCCTCCAGTAACAGTCATGTTACCATTGATAGCAGTAGTTGGGGTAATTAATGGTGTTAAATTGCTACTTAGACTAACTGTAACAGTTTTTACATCAACTATAGTAACTACATAATAAGTGGTTCCTGAAACAAGACCGCCAAATGCCACACCTGAAAATACCAACGGCATGCCTGGATACATGCCTACTGTGGAACCTACTGTGATATAATTAGTGTTTTGATTTGTGCCAGTGGCATTTGTCACTACTGTTGAAATGCTTATTGCACTGCCTGACTGTATACCAGCTGTACTAATCACAGTTACATAGTTTGTACCGGTAGTTGTAGCAGTAATAGTAGTTCCAATAACAGCATTAATATTAGAACCTGAATAAAATCCTCCAGTGCGCAATTGAATAAATGGTGTGTAGACGTTATCACCGTTTACAACTCCTACTTTACCTTTGGCAATGAAGCTAAAAGTTGTTGTGCTAGGAACAGAAAATACAATAAAACTACCTTGAGCTCGATCGAATCCAACTATAGAACTATTGAATCCGCTGATTGTAAAAGGAGTTCCAACACTAAAACCATGAGCAGTTGCTGTAGTAATTGTAATAATACTTTCTGAAGTTACAAGGCCGCCGGATCCAGCACTGGCATCTGTTGTAGCGGCAGTAACTGTTTGATCAGTTCCTGGAATTTCATATATTGAAGGATAAGCACGTTCTTGACTGATGGTCAACCATTTTGTTGGTTGCATACCATATTCAAAGTCAGCGTCAATCATTGATTGTGGGCCTGCGGTACGTTGACGCTCAAATGCATCAGTACCTACTTCTGGGCTGCGTACATATTGAAATGACTGTTCAAAGAATATTTGCAGTACATTTGAACTGGTCATACCGCTAGTGCTAATTGTACTGGGTATTGTAATTATAGTAACACCGTCAGTATTATCTAATGCAGTGGCAAAATTAGTATCATTAGCTCTGTAAAATGAAACAGTGGTTCCTGTATAAGTAGAATCTGCAAAGTTATACAATATTGAATTAGTTGTAGTATTAGTAATAACTAATAGCTGTTGTAGGTCAATTTTTCCTGGGACAGTAATGGTACCACCAGTTGTGCCTGTAGGGCTAAAAACATACTGTCTAATTTGACTTTTTGCCATTTATTTCTCCGAATCGTTTCTTAAGTGTATTTAGCCAAGCCATTTCTTAGTTTTGCCTTATTGGCCCATGGCAAAATAACTGAGTGCAACTGCTATATTTTCTGAATATCGTTTAGTTGAGGCTTGATTTTTAACTGAACTGTTCCATTTTTCGTCAGGTGTAGTCTGTGTAAGCACAGTAAAGGTACCTGTTGAAGGAGTTATTGCGCCAATAGTCATGTTATCTATACTGCCTGTGGCGTTTGGTTGAAATGACACTAGACTACCATCGCTAGGAGCAACTCTAAATGATTGTGTTCCTGTCAGTGCTATATTGCCCTGTAAGTTTATTGTCTGTCCAGTGGATCCCAAAGTTAAAGAACCTGGCGGACTGATACTGATATTAGTGCTATTAAGTGTTATTGATCCATTTACTGTTAAGTTGGTAAATGTAGCAGACAAGGGTGTAATGGATCCTATAACTGTATTGTCAATCGTACTAACAGTAGCTGGATTCCATACTGATGCAGTTGTTCCCGAAGTTAATTTAAATGCTCCATTTAAGGATACAGTTCCTTGTACTGATAATCCAGTCAAAGTTCCAGGAATAGTAGTAATAGATGCCCCCAATGCTGTCTGAGTAAGCAAAGGTGCGCCATTGTAACTGAGATAACTGCCCTGTGTTAGTTCTATCCTGTTACCAGTTACCGTGACTGTTTGAGTAACAAGATTACCACTTGAATCTACAATAAAATACGGACTTTCAAAACCGTAACTTGATCTTAATTGTTTAGCTACTGTGCTCATTTTATAAATCTTTTTAAGATAGTGCTACTCCGTAAGCTGCAGACAGTGCTGCCACATAACCTTTAGTTACTACACTTTTAAGACTGGTTGGTTGTGTTCCAGCTATAGTAATAGATGTAAAATTGCCAGCTGCTGGAACATTAGATCCAATAGCAATATTATCAATTGTTCCTGTAGTATTGGGATTAACAATTAGCGTTCCTGTTCCAGTTGGACTGATAGTAATGTTAGCATTCGTGGGATTCATATTCACTGCACCCGTTACTGTTAGACTTGTAAATGTAGCAGGTGCTGGAGTAATACTACCAATGGTGATATTATCTAATGTACTTACTAGTGTTGGATTTAAAGTTAGAGTTCCTGTTACTGTGAAGTTAGTCACATTCAAATTTGAACTGTTAAGATTCACCGTTAGCGTATTTGTAGTAGGGCTGGTTACTAAGCCGATGGCACCTCCGCTAGCTATAGTCAGTACATTGTTTATTGGAGTCAACCCAATAGTTGGTTGTCCAGGTGATGCAATATAGGTATATCCGTTCATTAAATTGCTCCAAGAAGTAATCGGGCTTGTATGTTGCCTAACGATACCAACTGATTATTCAGTGTAGGTTGTTGAGTTATTGTCAGTGTTGTGAATTTTGCAGTTACAGGAACAACTGATCCAATTACAATATTATCTATAGTTCCTACTTGCGTAGGATGCAGATTAACAGTACCAACTCCTTTTGGTTTAATTGTAATCACACTATTACTTTGAGATAATGAAGTTGTTCCTGATATTGATAGTGTGCTCACAGTTCCAGCTAAAGGTGTACTGGGTCCTATTCTAGTGTTATTCAATGTGCCAGACTGTATAGTTGAAATAAATGAATAGTTAACTGTTAAATTAGGAACTTGAGATAAAGATATAGTTAAGGTATTTGAAATAATTGACGAAATACCAGTGACTGTACCTGTGTTGCTAACTGTCCAAGTGCTAGAAAAGCTAGTGGCAGTGCCGGTTAAGGGACCTGCAATAATGGTAGTTCCGGTAATTAATCCGACGCCGTCAGAAATTATCATACCAATGCCTAGTTTGCCATTGTTCGAAGTGATAGTTAATGTATTACCAGAAATTGAACCGGAAACTTGTACCGTAGGTGTTAATACAATACTGATATTTCCGTCAGTATTCTGTAATGTCAGTGTATCTAAAATAAATGCAGATACAAGCGGTTGGATGCCCGGAGAGATAATAGTTCCAATATTGCTTATAGCAATCGAACCTGCGTCGTTAACTTGTATAACATTATTGCCTAAATTGTTGGTCCAGTTTGATAATACACCCAATTCACCACCACTATTTGTGCTTTCACCATTGGTTGTTGGGATCTGTAATCTAACCATTCTCTCTGCATATACCGCTGTCCATGTTAAATAAACGCCAGTCAATGAACTGACATTGTCAGCAGAATAAAAAGGACTTACAATTAAACTAACATTTGAAGAATTAACTGTTGTTGTAAATTGTACTAGATCTTTTCCCGAATTAGTTCTGCCATAAACTGTTAAACTGGCCTGATTAACTCGAGCGCTAACTACAACTGTTAATCTTTCTATATCATTAGCTCCATACTCTACCGCTACTTCGTAAGTAGCACTGGTAAAATCTCCCATATACCATGTATCTAGGATCGTATTTGGGCGTACCGGCACAGCTTCGTTTTTAAAACTCATGCCTGCACGGTTCTTGAGTTTTAAGGTGTTTTTTAAGCCTTCGGTAAAATAATCAAAAAATTTCATGGAGTTTCCATATCATTATGTATTTATTCATATCAAATCTATTGCAGCTTTCACTAAAATATGCTAAATTATAGCATACTATAATTTTAGGAACATGTATGACTGAAAGAGCTAAAGCATTTTTTATTAACGGTGGAGCCGGAAGAACTATTTGCGCTATACCAGCACTGGAAAAATATTACGAAGAAACTAGTAAAGATTTTATTATAGTTTGTGAAGGTGGCACTGATATGTTCAAAGGACACCCTACATTATTTTCTCGAACCTACGATCATTGGCACAAAAATTTATTTGAAGAAAAATTAGTCAATATGGATCTAATTAGCCCTGAGCCTTACAGAGTTTGGGAATATTTCAATCAAAAATGTTCGATTGCACAGGCTTTTGATATCATCATCAATAATAAAGGCATACGACCCTTGCCAAGACCTACAATAAAAATGTCTAATGAAGAGATGTTTACAGGACACAACATAGTCAAAGAAGTAAAAGAAAAAACAAAAAAGGATGTTGTTGTTGTATTTCAACCATTTGGTCGCGGAGTTGTTTCGCAAAATAATGTTATTTTTGATTCCAGTGGTCGAAGTTTCGAAGCTCAACATGTAATTAATATTATTAAGAAATTGCAGAAAAAATATGCAGTTATAATGATGAGTGAAATTGGTATAGATTTTAGCAAGCATGGTTGCAAAGACCCGGTAGCATTTCCTCAAAATATGAATATCCGCCAATGGGCAGGAGTAATTGGAAATGCAGATTACTTTTTAGGCTGTGATAGTGTAGGGCAACACCTTGCTTATGCAATGTACAAGCCTGCTAGTGTAGTGTTAGGCTCGACATTTGATGTAAATGTATCTTATCCCGAATGTGATATGTTTGAAGTGTTAGATGTAGGAGGAGATCGTAGAACTTATAGTCCTATTAGAATTACAATGGACGAAGTTGCTGATCGAGGAAATGACGGCATTATGAAAATGAATGAAGCTGTTGAAGATGCTATTATTAAATCTGTAGACACAGGTATTAAAAAATTTAAAAATAGTACGCTAGCAACACCTGAGATTCACGCTACAACTGCTGAACCTGCAAGTTGTGCAAGATAAAATGAAAAGATTGAGAATATTTGGCTGTAGCTACACCAGCTATGCATGGCCTAGCTATGCTGAATTGCTCTGTTATCATTTTGATGGAATAGAACAATGGGCTGAACCAGGATTAGGTAATAGGGCTATTGCAGAATTGGTATCAGAATGCCATGTTAGGAATCCTATAACTAAAGATGATACGGTGTTGATTCAATGGAGCAGTCATCTTCGTAACGATTGGTATCACGTTAATAATTTACCGGACAGATTGCCAGGATGGCAGACAGCAGGTAGTATTTTTAACTATAAAAATCAAACAATATATGATAGAAAATGGATTGAAACCTTTTTCCATGAACCTGCTTATTTCATGCATACTTTAAATTTTATATCATTGGTACAAGGCCTACTCGATTCAATAGGTTGTACATGGTATATGACCAGTATAGGAGATATTAGTAAATTGGGTGCCGATATCCGTGATCGTACAGGTTACGGTGAAAAAACTGGAGTTACTAAATATGTTTCAAAAGAAAAAACAGCATGGGACATAATACCTCACTTAGCTGTTTATCGAGAACCATTGTTTGAAAATCGAAAAGATCGTTGGCTTACTCCGTTAGAATTGCATTGTCAAAAATATCCAGACTTAACATTTGATTTTTTAGATGAATATGGTGAAAGTTTTATAGATTTACACCCTAGTCCTGCACAGTCAAGGATTTACATTGAACAAGAAATGAAAAATAAGTTAGCATTACCGGATGAATATTTTAATCAACTCGATGATATTGTTTCTAAGATTATGAATATTCATAAGAAATATAAGTCTAATAAACGAGTATTCGAACATCACATAGGAAAACTGTTTAGAGACGAACCCCAAAGTAAAAAAATTTTCCGACCAAATTTAAATAACTTCGTTGAAAATACAGGAATATAAAATGACAAAGAAACTTTCAAGAGATATCTGGATTGCAGGTGTTGCTAGAGGACATAACAGCAGTGTTTGTCTACTAAAAAATGATGAAATTGTTTTTAGTATTGAAGAAGAACGGTTAAGCCGTAAAAAATATGACGGTGGACCGTTTGCTGCCATGATGGAGATTTTAGAATATACAGATCATTTAGATTATCTTGTAATTGCACATACTCAAGCTCTAAAAGATACAGCAGGAAGAGTAGATTTTTCAGGCGATGACATTTATACAGGAATAGCAAGGAAACTAAATTTAATCAGTAGAAAAGAAAATCCTTATGAACATCCTCAAGTTATCGATCTAAGTCATATTCATCATAAATTGCATGCAGCCTGCGCATTTTATCGATCAGGTTTTGACGAAGCCACTGCAGTTATTGTGGACGGAGCAGGAACTTTTATACCATTGACAGCAGGTAGAGAAAGTCTCACCGGTTGGGAAGTTGAAAGCGTTTATGAATGCACCTATCCTGATTGGTTCAAAACTGTCTATAAACACATAGGAACTCGTGGTCCATTAACTGGCGCTTTAGTGGAAGAATTTGATAGTTCCATTTATGATGAACATGGACAAACTCACGAAGCACTAGTCACTGATAGAGCTGGAATTACTAAAGTTTACGAAGCTGTAACTCAATATTGCGGTTGGGATAGTATAGAAGCCGGGAAAACTATGGGTCTATTTCCTTACGGTAATCCTAATGATCAAATCCCTGCGTTATTTGATACAACTGGAATAGCACCACTATCCAACAGAAATATAGTTGTTCCTACATATCCTAATGGTGCAGCTATTAACGCTAAATTATTTACATTCCTAAACGAAGAATCTACAGAAGATGTTACACTTCTTCAAAGTCGTAGAGATTTAGCTTATGCTTGTCAAACGCAGACACAGGAACAAGTATTATTGTTAATTCGCAAAGCTGTAGAAAAAACTGGCATTAAGAAAGTAGTTCTCAGTGGCGGTTATGGATTAAATTGTGTGGCTAATTATTATTACCTGCAACATTTACAAAAAGACGGCATTGAACTATATGTTGAACCAATTAGTAACGATGCTGGAACAGCCATTGGAGCTGCTTTACTGGTACACAAAAAATATTTCATGACTGGCCCTAATTTCCAAAATAAAAATCATTGCAAAGATGGACTATATTTAGGTTTTGAATACAACTATTCCGATGACGAAATTAATCAGCTGGCTAGTAATTATAGTGCAGAAGTAACTGATGCCGGTTATGCAGATGTTGTAGAATTACTGCTCAATAAAAATATTGTTACTATGTTCCAAGGTCGCAGCGAAAACGGGCCAAGAGCACTGGGAAATCGCAGTATCTTGTTTAATCCTACTTACGCTGATGGTAAAGATTTTGTAAATAGTGTAAAACATCGTGAGTATTTTAGACCATTTGCAGGCAGTATACTTCAGGATCATGTCCACGAGTGGTTTGATCTTAGAGGAATGAAAGACAGTCCTTATATGATGTATGCTGTAAACTGTAAAGAAGGGGTTGCTGAAAAAATACCTAGTATTATCCATGTGGACGGAACTTGTAGGATTCAAACTGTTACTGAAGAACAAAATAAACATTTTTATGCACTTATATCTGAATTTTATAATCAGACAGGAGTACCAATTTTGTTTAATACCAGTTTTAACTTAGGTGGCGATCCATTAGTGGAGACATTAGATGATGCGCTAGATACCCTAAGTCGATGCAGTATTGAATATTTGTACTTACCAGAATATGGTAAATTAATTAAAATCAGTAATACCTAAAAAAAAGCAGCGTAAGCTGCTTTTTTTATGGATGATTAGGATCTGGGTCAAATAACGGATCGGTAGTAGTGGGTTTATTTGTACCGTATATGCCATTAGGATCATCGTAAGGTTGGACCTTCCAAGGATGTGTAGTTGGAGCCGGACTAAAAGTTATGGCTGCATTGCCATTTATACTTAAAGGGGTAGCTACTAGTGCGGAACTCAGCGTAATTTGATTGCTAGAAATACTTACAACAGTTGTATGACTAGCAAAAATGTCTGGACAACCAAAAGTAGTAATGCCTACATCCATTCCTACAGTGATACCAGTAGCATCTGTAAGTTGAATGATCGTTTGACCTTGTGTATTAGTAGGAGATGCTGCAGTCAAATCGATTGTTTTGAGCATGTTAGTTGCACCATGAACTTGAGGTAAATCTCTAAGTTTTTGTCTGTAAGTTTGCCAAGCAGTTTTTGTGGCTGAAGGAATATCATCGGCTGTGGCTATATGATCTGTAGATGATAGTATACCATTCCTCCATCCTCTAATATGATTCCAAGTTACATGAGGTTCCCTCCATGGTGTGGACCATGTATCTGTTGCAGGATCATATGTTACAGTCTCGTGATCATGTGTGTGATCAGGTGGTGGAGGATCTGGTCTAGTGTAAACAGCACCGTCAGCTAATGTTTCATCCGCTGTTGACAATTTATCATAATGATATCTGCTAGCGTCTGCGCCAAATATATGGCACATTTTGGGATTTGTTGTGCAATCTACTTTGACCAGATGACAGTCTAACGGGGCTGGATAGTCTGGACCATCATCATCTTCGGTAAGAAAATGACCTTGTTGCCATTTTAATGTTTCTTTGTTTACAAATACCCAAATTTTATCAGGGCCATTATAAGTCCATGTGCCTGTTTTTTTCAAATTATTTGTTGTCAACAAATAATCATCTGGTAAATCATAAGTAAATGTTTGACTAATAATTTTGTTCATTTTTTATCCGTATGTTACTGAAACTTGTCCTTGGTTACCGAATCCGCCCCAGCAGCAACCGCCTCCAAAACTAGTGGCATTTTGTCCGCCGCCACCTGGCACAATGCCATAACCATAATTTGCATTGGCTCCACCGCCAGTTCCACATTGTCCACCGTTGATTACCGGACCTGAAACTGTAGCAGCTGCTACTGCTGTATATCCATAAGAATATGAAAAACAATACTGAGTAGTTAAAGCTGAACCGTTAGCACCGCTTATATTAATATCGCCGCCACAGGCACAGCAATAAAAACACATTACACAAGGAATGTAATACCCATTACCAGCAAAACAATGAGTATCACCACTTCTAGCTGGCTGTGCACAAAAATTACTCAATCCTGGACCGTTTACATAACTGGTATAGCCTCCGCATCCATAGCATGCTCCAGCGCAGTTGCCTGAACCTGCAGCACAAATTGTATAACTGGCACCAGCTAGACCGCCTGTTGTTCCGCAATTAATTGTTTTTATAGCATATGATCCTGCACCTCCTCCTTGAGTTGACTGCATGCAACAGCATGCGCCACCTCCACCAGATCCTCCGCCCCACATTTCAAAAGTTATCCATGTGGTTCCAGCTGGTGCTACAAAATTACAACAGAATCCACCATTAGCTGCCGACTGTGGACTGGTATTACAAACACTGAATTCTTTAGGAGTATTAGTGGTTAATATCGTTGTTGAGGGAACTGTGAACGCTATCGTTGCTAAATTAATAGTTGCCATTATTATATTCCTATCATTTGTAAGTTATGATTACAAGTCCGCCCGCACCGTGACCGCCTTGATAACAGTTACCGCCGTTAGCGCTAGCGCCTGATCCGCCGCCTCCCGGAAAACTAGCGCATCCGCCGCGAGCGTCTCCATAAGTATTTCCGCACTGGTCCATACTCATCCTGACCCCAGCGCCAATGTAAGTGGGCTCAGAACCGTAGTCCCAACTCATATATCCACAAGTAGATGCGCCTGCTCCTGAAACTAGTCCGCAAATTGCTAAATCAAAACCACAAGCACTTCCCGCTTGACAACTTACTGCGCCACAACTGTTATTACTGAAAAAACAACCAGTTACTCCGCAAAATCCACCTGAAGCGCACAAACACAACGGATAACTAGCTGTCGCATTGCAAGCGTAACTAGCATATCCGCAACCGCCATTACAGTTGGAACTGCAACCAGTTGAACCACCAGCGCAGATTGTATATTGTTGTGTTGGAACTACTTGAATAGTTTTTCTAGCATAGCTGCCCGAGCCGCCGCTGAAACATTGTTGTTGACAGCAACAACTGCCACCACCACCACCGCCGCCGCCCCAGACTTCAAATTTAGCCCATGTAGCGCCTGACGGAACTGTCCATAAACAGCATTGTCCACCGTTACTTGCCGCGTTGGTGCTGGTATTATAAATGTAAATTACATTATATGGATTGCCGTATGATAATGGTTGTGTAAATCTACTATCGGGAAATAATGTTGCTAAATTAGTCGATGCCATTTATATATTTCCTATTAGTTTGCTGGTCGAACACTAGCCAAAATTGTCAATTTTATATCAATACCAGTAATGGTACCTGTACTGACTGTGCTGGTAATTGGTCCGCCGCCTGCTGTTGACGATAATTGGAAAGCTGTAGTTGTAGGAGAACCAACAACATAATAAGTCGCACCTGATGTATATCCAGTTATACTACCGCTGCTGAATGTTCCTGTAATCTTTACAGGCTGACCCACAGTTGGTGCTACGATTAACGCATCACAAGAAAACACGCCTGTGGTACTGGTAATCTGTGGGTTTTTAACTGGTGTATACAGTACTGGAGGAATGGCAGCATTAGATTTATCATTGTGCAATTCATCTGGTCTTAATGGAGGAATCACCTCCCAAGGATTAACTCCATTGGCTTGATGTGTAGCAGTTAAATCTCTCATCCATTGCCTATAGGCTGCCCAGTGTGCTTTATCTGATGGACTTGATTTGTTATACAATTCATCAGTTCCTGCTAAATTACCGTTTCTCCAAGTAAGTAATTCTTCCCATGTCATATGAGGTTTTTTCCAAGGATACGGTTTAATAAATGTATTAGTAGTTGCATCATATTGAATTTCTGTTAATTCATATGTATGATCTGGAGGAGTTGGTTCAGGCCATAAGTACTGGCTGTCGTCAGGATGTGTCTTTTGTCCGTGAGGCAATGTAGCATAATCTATTTCTCCATGACACAAACTGGCAATATCTGGATTTACATTAGCATCTACTAAAACTTTAGTTTGACCTTCGGGTGTAGGAATATCTGCACCGTCATCTGCTTCAGTATAGTGGAATCTGCCGATAATTTTCTTTGTAGTATTATCTACAAATATCCAAATTTTGTCTGGACCTGTATAAGTCCAAGTGCCTGTTAGATTTTTACTATTAGTTTGAGCCAAATAATAATCTGCAACAGGATATGTAAATGTTACAGATACCTTGGTATTTTTTGATTGATCACCCATTTTTTATCCTTTTTAACCGTATGTAATTAATACTAGTCCGCTAGATCCCCATTGACCCCAACAGCATCCGCCACCGCAACCTGTACCAGCATTTCCTGGACCGCCTGGCCACGGTATAGCTTGTGAGCCGCTGCTACCAAATTTACAACAACCCTGTATGGTCATCGAGGTGCAACAAGGATCTAGACTGTGTCTAGCATTTGGTTGATATTTAATAGCACCTTGAACTAATTGTACTGTAAACTGAGCGCAGAAATAATTGTCCATTTGA